AATAAAAGACCCTTACCATTATAAAAGCGGCAAATTCGCTGTAACCGAGAAACACCCCGAAAACGGAGCAACATTTACCGAATGTTTAATAAATTTCATGAATTAAAAATAAAAACTAAAAAATCAAATTGACAAAGTTGACTTTCCCTGCGGGTTGCCGTATAATCAAACACGGAAAAGGAATAACGGCGACCCGCACACTCTTTTGATTTTCGGGAAAGTTAGTGGTTTTAACGAAAATTAAAGGAGTATTTGTGATGGAACAAATCAAGTACAAAGCGGTGAAATATATCCGCTTATCAAGTGCCGATGATTCGGCGGCTTCAAAAAGAGTCGGCGAAAGCAACAGCGTGTCTAATCAGCGTAGGCTGATTGACGAGTGGTTGAAAAGTCACCCCGAAATCGAAATAGTCGGAGAACGAGTTGACGATGGGTTCTCAGGAATCCTGTTCGACCGCCCGGCGTTCAAGGAAATGATGGAGGATATTTATGCGGGGAATATCAATTGTGTTGTCTGTAAAGACCTTAGCCGACTTGGGCGTGAATACATCGAAACAGGGAGGCATCTGCGACGAATATTCCCCGCTTACGGGGTGAGATTCGTTGCAATCAACGATAATATCGACACTCTGAACGATAGTGGTGACGATTTAACCGTGTCGTTGAAATCAATCATCAATGACGCATATTGCCGTGATATTTCAATCAAAACCCGCAGTGCATTAGACGTAAAACGAGCAAACGGCGACTTCACAGGTGCGTGTCCTGTCTACGGTTATAAAAAAGACGAGAACAATCACAATCGACTTATCATAGACGATTACCCCGCAAGTGTTGTACAAGACATATTCCGTATGAAACTCGACGGAATGGCGGCGGCTCGAATAGCCGACACACTCAACGAAAATGCCGTTTTATCGCCTATGGAGTACAAGAAATTCAAGGGCTTGCCCCACCCCAAAGGCGGTTACTCCGATGTAGACGGCGGGAAATGGTCGGCGACTACGATTATTCGGATTTTACAGGACGAAACATATATCGGTACGCTTACGCAAGGCAAAAGCGGGACACCTAATTATAAGCTGAAAGATTTACAGAAACGCCCCGAAAGCGAGTGGCATATTATCGAAAATGCTCATACGGCGATTATAAAGCAACATAATTTCGACCTTGTGCAGAAGATTATGCGGCTTGATACCCGTACCTCCCCGCTTTGCGATAAGGTATACACATTCTCCGGCATACTGATTTGCGGGTGCTGCGGGAATCGCATGACAAGACGGACTATATCGTACAAAAACTCGCAGTATCACTATTATTACTGCCCGACTACTAAAAAGAACGGTTGCACAAAACCGGCAAATCTTAAAGAAAACGACCTTGTTGAGTGTATCTTGAACAGCTTGAAGTCCCATATCGCGAATGTCGCGTCGCTTGAAACACTTATTGAAAGCCTTGATTCCACCCGTATTGCCCGTGAATTATCGGAACGACTGACTGTTCAAATCGCTGACAATGAACGCAGGCTTGATAAAATCCGTGCTTTTAAGTCGGGGTTGTATGAGAATATGATTAGCGGTAATCTAAGCAAAGATGAGTATAAATCGCTTAAAAGCAAATATACCGAGGATGCCGATGTGATTCTTGCGGCAAATGCAAAACTGCAAAAAGAAATCGAATCGGTGCTTGCCTGTAAGCATGAAAGACTGATGTGGACTGAGCATTTCGCCAAATTTGATGAGCTTGAAACGGTTGACCGAAAGACGGTTATACATCTAATTCACAGTATTCGGGTACTCAGCAAGACCGAGCTTGAAATCACATTCAACTATCAGTCGGAATATGAGAACGCTATAGCGATTCTCGGTAAGGAGGCGGCATAATGGCTCGTAAATCAAGAAAGCAACGTGACGTTGCATCCAATTTGGGAATAAAAAATCTCTACCATGTAGGAGCATATATCCGGCTTTCGGTTACCGACAGGAAACAAAAAGGCGATTCAATCGAAACACAGCAGGCAATTATAGAATCGTTTATCGCTGAACACCCCGACATGGAACTGCGGGAAATCTACATCGACAACGGAAAAAGCGGTCAAACCTTTGAGCGTCCTTCTTTTCAGCGTATGATTGAAGACATAGAGAGCGATAAAATCAATTGTTGTGTGGTCAAAGACCTTTCAAGGCTCGGCAGAAACGCGATTGATACGGGATATTATGTTGAGAAGTATTTTCCCTCAAAAAACATACGGTTCGCAGCAGTCACCGATAACTACGATTCCAACAATGGCGATAGCGGCGGGATTATGTTAAGTCTGAAAAACATGATAAATGAAGCGTATGCGTTGGACGTGAGCCGCAAGGTTAGAGCGACATTTCAAATGAACATCAAGAACGGATATTTTGTCGGTGGTCAAGCACCGTATGGCTACTTGAAGCACCCCGATGATTGTCATAAACTCATTGTAGACGAATATGCTGCGGGGATTGTTAGGCAAATCTTTGATATGGCGGCAGACGGGCAACGCATAAATGCTATTTTAGAATGGCTCAATGGTGATGAGATTCTACCGCCGAACCGTTATCTCTGCTCAATCGGTAAGCGTTCACCGAAAGCACGAGGGGCTGATAATATCTACTGGAGTTACAGAGGTGTGCGTAGTATTTTAGATAACCGTATTTACTGCGGTGATATGGTGCAGGGCAGAAAAACAACCATCAACGGTGCTTGTAAGCGTCTGCCCGAAACCGAATGGACGATTACCGAAAACACCCATGAAGCGGTGGTTAGTCGCGAAATATTCGCTGTAGTGCAGGAATTATTGAAACAACCCGATAAATCGCCGAGATTTTCAACAGCGAAAACAGATAACATTTTTCAAGGTAAATTATTCTGCGGTTGTTGTGAACGCCCTATGCCCCGAAAACGCGACGGCGAGAAGTTCTACAGATTTAAGTGCAGTACCCCGAAGCAATACTCAAGCTACGCTTGTACCGGTATGAAAATCGGTGAAAAACTGCTTAAAGAGAAGATTTTTAATCTTCTCAAAAATCATGAGGTTGTGTTGTCACGAGTGGCTACTACCGAGCCTGTTAATGATTACAATGCCGAATTAACCGCCGTTAAAACCGAACTCTGTAAAAATCGAATGTTCCTTAAAGGGTTGTATGAAAGTCTGATTGTGGGTGATATAACCGATTTTGAGTACAAGGAAATGAAATCGGGTTATGAAACCAAGATTGCAGAATTGACTGCTCGTGAAAAGCAGTTACGAGATAATGCTCACGCTCGTATTCAACAAGAAAAGGCACTATCTAAAGTACAAGAGAGTGTTCAAAGGATAGAATCTGTTTCAGACTTAACCGCAGAAGTTATCGACAAGGTTGTTGAAAAAATCGTAGTCCATGAAAACAATCGGATTACGGTAAAATTCCGATTCATGGAGGAGGTTGTAGAGCATGAATGAGTATGTGATTGCAAAATATATACGGCTTTCCCAAGATGATACTGTTTCGGAAAGTCTGAGCATACCGCACCAACGATTACTTCTTGATAAGCACATTGAAGAGCTTGAGCTTGACATTACTCATTCCTCTGTACTCGAATTCGTGGATAACGGCTACACAGGTACGAATCTTGAACGCCCTGCGGTACAGGAAATGCTTGAACTTGTGCGTTCGGGCAGAGTAAACTGCATAATCGCAAAAGATTTCTCGCGGTTTTCCCGTAATGCAATGGAGAGCGGTTATTATATCGAGCAGGTGTTCCCATTATATCGTGTGCGGTTTATCGCAATAGGCGACCGATTCGATTCTAATGAGCAGTTAGATGGCACAGGCGGAATTGATGTTGCGTTCAAGTTTCTAATGCACGAGCATTACAGCAAGGATTTATCCAAGAAAATTAAAAGTGCAAAGCGAGTTCTTATGGAGAATGGCGAGCATATTGTAGGCGGTGCGATTTACGGTTATCGCAAAATAGACGGCAAATGGGACATTGACCCCAAACCCGCCGAAGTTGTGCGTGAGATTTTTAGTATGGCACTTGACGGAAAGTCAACGGCACAAATCCGCGATAAACTGTTTGCTGACAAACATCTTGCTCCGAGAGAATACGAGTACACAAATAAGGGCAAAGACATTATTCCTAAATTCAACTGGACGACAAGGCAAATATGGCGTATTCTTCAAAATGAGCAGTACACAGGGAGTTATGTTGCAGGAAAAGTCGAAGCATCTCAAATTGGAGAGGGGTTTCGGGTTGAGCATGACCGCTCAAAGTGGATTATTCGCCCCGATAGTCACCCCGCTATTGTCAGTAAAGAGGGTTTTGCAAAAGTACATGAAATGTTACAGAATCCAAAAATGTATGCTTCCGATAAGCCGATTCCGAGCAATCACGCTAATACTCTGCGTTCTCGTATTGTTAGCGGTGAGCGGTTATCGTGTGCCGTTCCTTATGGTTATATTGTTAGCGAAGGCGTGTGGAAAATAAATCCTACTACCGCAGAAGTTGTTCGCAAAATTTACGACTTGACATTACAAGGATTGACTTTGAGAGAAATCTGCTGTAATTTGAGCGAGTCGAAAATCCCCACATTAAGCGAAGAACGCAAACTTGCAAAGGGCGATTCAATTACACCAACTTGTCAATGGAAACAGCAGGCTTTAAAAGATATTCTAAAAGACGAGCAGTATATTGGAATCCGTATAGCGGGTAAGACTTTTCAAGATGTTGACGGTAACAAATATCATCGTCCGAGAAGCGAATGGATAATAACGCTCAACCACCACCCTGCAATTATATCGAAAGACGTATTTGATGAAGTGCAGAAAATTCGCTCACAAAGCCGAAAGAACGTAAAACATCGTGATTATTTGTTGTTCGGTAAAATTGCTTGCGGTTGTTGCGGTTATGCACTTACCTACTGTGAATCGTGTAGTTTTCCTATGTATCGTTGCGATAAAACTCACGCTGACCCGACTTCCGGTTGTCACAAAATGAAATACAACGCTGATGAAATTCATAATGCAGTAATGACAATTATTCGCAAACAATCGGAAGTTATTCTCGATTCCGGTGATTTGGGTTTAGAAAGACTTTATAAAAAAGGCGATTTCGAGCGTAGAATTTCCGAGTGTGAAAAGCAAATTCGTCAATTGATTGAACAACGGCAGAAGTATTATGAGCAGTTCGTTCTCGGTGAAATCGACCGTGATACTCATATACAGTTAAAAACTGATTGTACTACGCAACTCGAACGGCTGAATAATCAGCTTGCGGTCATAAAACAGGCGGAGCGTGATAAGTCAGCTAATCAGAAAGTTGTAGAAATTGCTAAAACTGCGTTAAGCGAAACCGCAACTCCGAAAGACATCGTAAACGCTCTTGTTGATAAGGTTCTTGTATTCCCCGATTACAAGATTGAGATTCGGTGGAAATTTGTAAATTTTGCCGCAAAAGAATAAAATTAAAAAATATTTAGGAGAAAAATTATGTCAAACATGAAAAAAACAGCCTTGTATATCCGCAGTGCGGTCGAGGATAATGACAAGGTTAAATTACAAGAAAAGATACTCGGCGATTATTCCGTTAAGCATGGTTATAATCATATTCAGTTATATGTGGATAACGGTGCAAGCGGAAATACGCTTGACCGACCTGCACTTAATCGGCTTAACACTGATATTGAAGCGGGTAATATTGATGCAGTTATTGTAGAAGACGTTTCTCGCATTAGCAGAAATCTTGTTCAATCAAGCAAGTGGATAAATTTTGTTCAGCAAAAGGGTATATCAGTAATAATTGTCAGATAAATTTGCGCTTTTGTAGAATTGATTGACGGAAGACTTTTCAAAACATATTCGTGTTACAGCAGGGCAGAATAAATTAGGGTGATGTTATGAATAACACATTTGATATTCCCGATATACCTTTAGGGTTGGGAGCAGCACTATCGCAAAATTCGAACGCTTTAACGACTTTCGCGGCATTTTCAGATAAACGTAAATGTGAAATAATTGAGCAGACCCATTCGATTAACTCAAAGCAGGAAATGAAGGATTTTGTGGATAAGTTATAATGGTAAAAGTACAGCCGATTTGTTGAGAATTGGCTGTGCTTTTGCATAGATATTAAATCAAAAGAAAGGATAGAAAAAATTATGAATATTAAGCAATTAGACACTCACAAGCTGACAGATGCAACCACGACAAACAAGAAAAGCAGTTGTAAAAATTGTGACTGGCTTTGGAGTAATGGGAAGAACTACTGCCCATATTGCCGTAAGCCGATTCAACATTAGTCATCAATAATGTGTATCAAAATTCCGCATTTCGACATATAGTACAATATCTCGACAGAGGGGAGAATTGTTATGTGTTTCGGATTTAACTGGTTCAACAGATGCCGCCGTTGTTTCTGCCGTTGCAGAAGATGTCGTTGGTTCTAAATGGTGACACGAGAATACAGGAACGAATTTTGCGTTCCTGTATTTTTATGTATAATATTTATAGGATTTGAGTTCATTATTTGTACATATCGCTGATTTTCGTCAATATTCGATTTTTCTTTTGTCGATAGCTTGACTTACTCGTCCCCGATACGCATCCCAGAATTAACAGCAAGCTCTACGAACATCCGTAACTGAGCAACTGCATACGAGCCAATTCTGTCGTTTCTGTAGCTCGCCAATGCTGTCAGAATCTGAGTGATTTCATCACGAGTATGGAAATCCTTTTCCTTGTCGATGGTTTGGAATTTCAAGCAATCGGCTGGATTGTCTTTAACCATCTTAAATTCTTTGGCATAGTTGAAAACATTGACAAGAATGAACTTGTTGTTTTCTTGTGAGCCAACAGGGAGTCCGTTGATGAACTTTTGCATTAAGTATTTATTGAGGTTGTCGATTCTGATGTTACCCAATTCATCCTTAATGCGTGGTGCTTGTCCCTTGTAACACGCTCGTGAGGTATCCCTGAGTCCAGTAGCTTTGTCTTCCAAGTACATATCAAGCACTTCACCAAAGGGAAGAGGAGTCGAGTAGTCGCCCGTCGCTTCGGAAATAATACGAGTTTTTTCCTTCTCCAACCATGCCGTGATTTGACGGTCTGTCATTTTTTCAGGGTTGTTTTTATCCTTTTTGGGATTGAGGCGTTTATCAATCCGTTTGCCGTTGACAGTATAGCGTAACCTATAACTGCCGTTGTGAATATCAATATTATCGGGAATCTTCATTCCGCTGTTCCTCCTTAAATACAGCGGCGTATTTCCTCTCTATTATAGCACAATTTCGTATGAATGTACAGGCATTCTCGAATATAATTTCGTATCACGATAATTTTGCACTAATAATGAATACGCCGCTTCAACTTTATCTATTTTTTATGCGTGACAGTATGTAGCGGGGATTTTGAAACCTGCATACAATGCTTCTATTGTCATCAGCGTCTTATTGCCGGACATTGTGCAATCAATACGCCCGTCAGTACACATTTTACGGATTAGTTTTTCGTTTGCGCCGTCAATCAATTTCGCCGCCTGCTGTATTGTATATAATTTTGGAATTGTCATAATAGAGACCATGCCTTTCTGTTGTTCGTTTATTTCTTCTGCCCGAATACTTTCCATCGGGTTATTCATCTCGTTTTTACCTAACTTCATTTATGTATTATCCTCCTAAAGTAACAGCGTCCGACTTGGACGCTGAATTTCATAATTTATTTTTTCAAAATGGTTGACAAACGCAAATCATCTGTGGTATGATATAAATGGGTAAGAATGTATTTGGTTTGTCTTGATACTCTTTGGCTCTACCGACCGGGTAGGGTCTGTTGGTTGTTGTGCTGTTTTTTGGAATTTATTTTTTGAAAATGGGTTGCTCAAAATTTCATAGAGGAATATTTATCGGTCGTCTCAATGCAAAAATTCGGAAACCGAGCCATTCGTAAAAAATTAACAAATGAATTTTCAAAAAAACTCTTGACAAACGAAACGACTCTATGCTATAATTTTAGCATAGAGTTAAAATGAGATAGTTATGTCGTCATTATCTCGAATCAATCGCAGACGCACCATGCGTCTGAATACTGGCAATCGTTGTGCGAACCCCCATTCACCAACGATGACCTTTGGTGTGCAATGTCTTGCCTAAGCATTAACATAAAGAAGACCGCTCACTCCGACTGTGAACGGTCTCTATTCTTGTTGTGCTTTTTTAGCGTGATACTTCTCTTTGTTCTTCTCGGATGTTTTTCGGATATTCACGTCCTTGGCACACACCGGACAATATTTATTGTTGTATCCTGTCAACTTAAAATATTCATCACAAATGCAACATCCTTGATACTTCTCGCCCTCCATACTTATTTGATATACTGTTTTTCCTTCCACCACCTTTCGGATGGTGTTTTTATTTAGCCTTTCCACCTTTTTCTGCACCTCTATTTTTGATATTGTTTGATTTTTCTTCCTCTTCCCATATAGAGAGTTTAGCCAATTCCACAAACTATTGATACTGCTATGTTTGTTAGATGTGCGAAATTAAAGGTGTGGTATTTTGATGCTACAAGTTATGCAGTTTCGTCATTAACATCATCATTTGTTTCCGTTACTGGCTGCAAAAAGCAATCTTTGACCAACTGTTTATTTGTCTTGCACAGCCCCTTTAATATCATCATTTTCTGGTTTTTGAATCGGGATTTGTCACCCTGTGATTTCTCGTCAAAACACCACTTGATTAAGGCATATGCCATATCCATGTCAATTTTCTTTTCAACCAATCGCTCATAATAATCCTCATACAATAGTGCGATGCCAACATAGTCCTTTTCGTATTCATTGAAGAAAGATTTTTGCAAAAGCAAGCCGTCATATTCCTCAGCCAGTTTAAGAATGGCGTCCACTTGTTTGCGTTTATTATTGTTCAAAGGTCGCTTATTCATCACATCACACAACTCAACCGTATCAGTATCTTTTTTCACTTTTGGCGGAATTTTAAGAACATACTGCTGTAACCAATCCATCGGACAATCAAACTTTTGATAATCATACCGCATAAAATCTGGTTTTTGAATCTGCTTGAAGAACATCGGACGAACAATGGCAAGGCTCTCAGTGCAGAGCGGTTTGATTATATTCAGTATCTCATTGTATTTATTCTTCATCAATTCGATAATCTCAGAATCTTCGTCGTCGTATTCTGCTTTTGCAATCTTTTTAGACAATTTCTTGTACTCCTCGCCCGAATCCATGAGTTGTTTCATGGTGTAGCCGTTTTGTTTTAGTGTTTCCAAATATGTTTTGCGTGTATCTGTCAACCTTGTTCCCTTTTTTATGTCAAAGGTATATTTGACGACCTCATCTCTGATATGCTTGTGTAATCTCAAATTATCAAGGTATTCATCGGTGATTTTGTTAATTTCAAAATACTTTTTCGGTTTATCCAGTTCGACCTGCGACAGTGAAGATAAAATGCTTATCGTCTTATAGAAGCCTTCCATCATCGTTTTCGGGTATTTGTCTTCATCTTCTAATTTGACTTTGTTATGCAGAGTGTCAAAAAGATACGAATTGAAGACTTGACTCCAGTTTATTATGACCCCGATAAAATTGTCCGCTATTTTCCCATCTATATCAGCCAAATTAGCGGCGGTAGCTTTTTTGATTAGTTTGGTTTTAGCTTGAATATCGCAAACAGGCACAGCGTACTTCTCTACACAGACCTTCGCTATTCCGAGAATAGTTTTCGACGATGCCACGAGAGCCACATCGCTATCGAAGTCGCACCCTCCAAGACGAGGTTGAATATCATACTCCATTGAATTTACCACGATAACATTAGGGTTTAGGTTAAACCACTTCCGAAATACCGCATCAAATTTATTTTCCACTACCGCTATGTTACCCGCGCAAATATGCGGATTTCTGAACAATGTAAACTCGACTTTATCCAAAAACGTCGGACGATATACTTGGTTTTCTTTAAGAGGTCTCCACCACTGGTCTTTTGGCACACCGATTGCCGCTTGAAGCATTTCATATGGGTTTCCAAGTAGCCACGCATAGTCGCTGTTGGCTATTTTTATTTTGCCCTTGCGTAGCTTGCGGGTATGGCGTTGAATCATCTGCTGGCGGTAATCTCGAAACAATGTGGTCTTAAATATTTCAGGGACGGAGGCAAACAGTATATCCATTAAACTGCTATGCTCATCTAAATCCTGTTCATCCACATGGCGGCGGAACGCTTGATTGTCATTCCTAATATTTTTAACATAATCGTGTTCGTACTTGAATACCTCTGCCAACTGCTCTTTGGTAAATGGCATTGACTGTAACATCTGGTAGCTTAACTGTTGCATATCTCCAAACTTGCTTCTGCTTTCCGATTTGACGACACCAAAAACATTTTCTTCTTCCTCTAATTTGCTCAACCAGCGTTCATAGGCTTCTGCCTTGTCAGCGAAATCGTCAGACAGTTCGATTATCTTTAACCACTTCAACGAATTAGGGGTCGTTATCATTACTATGTCATCTGTATTAAGCTCGTTGTTAAACATATCCTTGATTTTTGGCTTTCCGTAAACGGTTTTGAGATAATCCTTGACCTTGCAGTTAAACGCCGCCGTTTTGAACCAACGTCCTCTGAGGAGCATGGAAGCCTTCCCGCCGAAGTAACTCTCGTCCAAAAGGGATTGCCCATCCCATAGATTTGAAACGAAATCCCAATCGTCTTTGGTTTCCTCTACTATACTATTATTAACCACCGAAGTAACGGATGCTCTGTCCTTCCAAGTGTCCTCTACATCGTCAATCAAAAGTATTTGATGTCTGCCAATCTTAATTTTATCTTTAAGACCACTAAGGACTAAGCTCTCATAAGCCCTAAGAGTGGCAATATCCAACTTCTTCTTTAATGATACATTCAACCTGCTCCATGCGGTAATCTTTTCTATGTATTCCTTCTTGATAAACAGACACTTACCCTGTCTTGCTTGACTCGAACTGCGTTTATCCATAACATAAGTTATCTCATTCAAAGTGAAGGGAGTTTCATAATACTTGCGGCGGAGCGTTAGCTTCTTTTTGCTTGCGACCCTATCTGGAAGAACTACTTGTTCCAATTCTCCTTTATGTTTATTGGGTACGAGCTTGGTATATTTTTTGTCGCTATCTACCGAATAATCATTAAACTCGACCGCAACCAAAGCATCTGTATATTCATACGTTTTATTACCGCGCTTTGATGTCTTTATTATATTGCCCTTGCCAAATAACTTAATGAGTGCTTCGAGATACAAACTCTCATTGATGCTGCCGTTGTAGATTTGCCGTATGTCTTTCTCCTTGCCATTCGGATTCTTCTCTGTAGGCGCGTAGTGCGTTGTATTAACAACACCATTACCCCTTTCAATCTGACTTGCCATGATACTGGCGATACGAATTACTTTACTAATACTTATCTTCCTCCTTTTTAACTATACCTATCTTAATTTTATCTGTCAGGGAACATCATACTCTTCCTGTCTATATCATACCACATTCTGACCCGTTTGTCAATGCTTTATTTGATTTAATTTTCTAATAGTTTGCATCAATCTATCCATTTATTCAAATATTTATTGATTTAGGATTTGAAAAGCAGTGTTAGTCCTACACAGAAAATTTGATATAGCCACAGAGAACGGGCAAGCGGCTCCGCAATAAAACGAAGCCGCTCCAATCGTAAAATTGGCACTTACCATAAATCAACAATTTCCATCTGGACTGTATCCTCGATGAGACCATAAACTGGATGATTCATAAATGCTCTTATAGTTACGATGCTTCCGATGGCGACGTTACTGCCTGCCTGCACTCGGATAATATTAGGCGGTGTCTGCACAGACCAGTTTATATTAGCGGCAGTAGGAGCGGCTGCGCTGTTCACAAAATTTGTTCCCGCACTCGATGAGAATTGCCATTGGATTACGCTTGCATCATTGATGTTGCTCCCATCTGGGTCAGAGAAGTTGACTGTTATTATCTTATTTGACCCACCCTGACGAATTTCAGCCAAACCAGTCCAAGAAATAATCGCATAAGGCGGTGGCGGCGCATATGCCGCTACATCTACAATCAAGCTCTCAGTAATACCATGCTCTACCCAAGTGAAATCAAGTGTAACGCTGCCTTCCGTATATGTTTCAATCATTCCAGTGTCTTTGTTATATTTTGCAATGGACTCATCTGAGCTTACTACATCAATCATCGAATTCCTGATGATGTAGTCGGTGGCAGTGACCCCATTGAACTCCCTGATGACTGGCAAAATAAAATCAGAAAGACTATACTCATAATCTTCAAAGAACTCACCCTGCACCACATTAAGTATATGTGTCTGTGTTGTATTACCAGAGGATTGTGTTTGTTTAAGTGATATTCTGGCAAAGCCTTCGAGGAAATAAATATTGTCAACCTCATACGTCCCGCCGAATTCAATAAAATTATCATCAGGCGAAATCAACCGTGTATAGGCGTTATCCTCTGCCAGCAATTCCAGTCGTCCGCCCAAAGTTGTGATGACAGACCCGTTTATCGAAGCGGTAGACCTCATATCGGATGAGAACGAATTTATAACCAGTTCATCGGCGTACCATCTCCCGCTCAACTGTGATTTATTGAGGAGAGCTTCCAGAACACAGTTAGTTTGAACCAAATCTGACCGATAATAAACATCATTTTCAAGTTCTTCTTGGTTCATTATCAGGAAGAATTTGTTTCTGAATAACAGCAGCCGTCCTTGTTTCATTTCCTTATCTGCCTTGGGATAAAAAATCGTGCTATGATTTTTTGTGGTGGTGTTGTTCTTGTTTCTTCTAAACACAACATCATATACATCGCCTGTAGCCATAACTTTTACTGATTTGTTCTCACGTCTCCAAGTGTCCTTAAATTGTTCCCGCACAACATTGTATGTGCCGTTCATGCTCCCACCTCCTCATCCGTGAAAAAGATATGATACAATCGAATTGGGTTCTCCCAGAGAGTTAATGCGCCGCTCCACATCCTCAATCCGCTGGCGTAAATTCAAGTAAGCGTCGCTGGTCGTGGCAAACTCGCTATCCACACGGCGGAACAGGTCGATGTCGTTTGACAGTGCTTGTATACAGTCCAAAAGCGTCAACAACAACGCCCGCTGCATGGTTGACTTCACATACGGGGCAACGGCTTGAAGCCCGTTCTCGTCCAAATACATCGTGTATACGGCATCGTCAAAATACTCTTTGCCAATCTCGGTTTTGAATCTTTCTAATACGGTCATAATTTTCCTCCTTATCATTTTTTGCATAAAAAAACACCCGCTCAATGAACGGGTGCTGTTAACTGTTTCAGAGAACTATTCCCTTGTTAATCGCTGTTAGCCCACGTCAGTATGGCATTGAATGTATCTGGAAATCCTTGAAGAATTGCAGTACCTCTACTTTCAATGGTGTTTCTTTTGCCAATAAGATGAACCCACGCCTCCGTGTTTTTATCAATTTTGCTTTTATCAAGCTCAAATAAATAATCCTCATAAAAATACTCATTGAGTTGGTTCATAATCTGCGGAGCATCATCATAGAAAGACTCATCGGTATCCCATCCGCCTCCGGCACTCCAAGCACTCATGAATTTCACTAAAATTCTTCCTTTGAACTCAACGGGGACGAGATAACCTTTTACCTCTGGATGGCTACAGAATGTTCCGTTTGTTTGATTGCTATATGTTACAGGGCTGTTTTCGTCTTCTATAATAATCGCCGCCGTGTTTTCTACTGCCCAAAGATTTATTAACACTTTGCTCCCTCCTCATGTTCCGTCCGAATTTCTTCGGCTCGTTCATATATTCCTATATCCCGTACTTTTCTATTTATAGCCAAATATTATTTCCGATTTTTCAGAATACTTGCGAATAAATTCATCGCTGTCCTTCAATATTTTTTCAAATATTAAAATTTCTGCGTCGGAATAGCCATCTCTCATAATCCATTCGTAGGACGGCAATCGACATCGTGCAGAATCAAATCCGCCGTATATAGGTCGTTCAAAATGAACGTCAACGATATTCACTCCGTTTTCTTCTTCCGTGTGCGAGTACGTTATTAAAGTTTCGTCTGCGAGGGTAATGTATGGGTACATCATCATTTATCACCTTGCCATCTAACTAATTCATTAATTTCTTCAACGAAATCATTAAACACTTTTGGCTCGACAATGCAAATATCATTGTAGTAAATCGGCTTGCCGAATAATATCTTACAGGCACGTTTAATTCTGCCCCATACTGTGTTGTAGTTATGGTTATAGCGTGAATCCTGAATGGAAATCCCGTGGTATATATCGCCGTCGCTGTAAACAGTTTTATCAATTACAAGCATGGCACATTTACAATCGCATTGAAACGTCACCATTTTTTCGCTTGAAATGTCATTTTTTCTAACCATACTACCCCTCTTTCATTTCGAATTCCGTTTTTTGATAGACACCCCGCTACTTCTTAGTATACTTGTTTTGCCTGTTCATTTCTGGGAAAATCTCTAATAAATTGTTCCCGTCCAATTTGAATTTTCCATTGACAAATGAAGCCGATACTTCGTTTCCTGATGGAATCTCTGTGTTTCCTGTAATTTTACTGCCTCCTGAACCTGTTGGGCTTACCATATCCCTATCATAATGCAATCGCATTGAGTTACCCGAATAATAAGGTGTAATTTTCAATGTTATTTCCATGTCATTGCAAGAATTAGCACGACTACAATACCATGTTCCTACAAAAGAAGATTCTAATGCGCTCTCGAACATTTCTATTAAAGCAGAGCTATCTTCATATTCTTCGGGCAAGGTTTTCAATTTGTTGATTGCCGCTTGAACATCTTTATCTCTGGCGAGTGATACGGCATCATCGTATATAGCTTGATTAGGGTCTTTTGGCTCTGGTGTAGCGGTTGGCATATTGTTGTTGCCGGAACCCTGCGTACACGCCGAAACGCTACAGAGTAGTGCGACCCCCAGTAAAATATATATAAAGCTACGCATAATCACGCCCCCTGATATTTTTGTATTTAATCATAATCTAAACCCTGCGCTTCAAATTTTCCAGAGCTATCTTTAGATACTTTTATTTTCCCCCATCGAATGGTTCCCTCTGTATGTCTTACAGTACAGTCAAAGTAATAATAACTTCCGCTACAAGTTCCGTCTCCATTTATAGAAACAGAGCTTATGCTGGATTGCTTAGTTTCTAACATGGTTTTGTATTTATAAGCCTCCATCCATGCTGCACTCAAATCTTTTTTATAGCTTTCAGAATCTGGGTCCCTGTCAAGAGACGATAGAGAACCTGAACGGTATTCATGGCTTCCATTAAGCAGATAAGTTTTATTCCCATCCTTCTTTACAATATATGTATCTGAGCCCACTGTTATATAACCTCTTGATGGATAGAAAGAAATATCCCTTTCACGACCTTCATCATCACTATAATAATGCTGACGGAACTTTTTGTTTTCGATAACTATACCCCAAGCAGGTCTATTTGATGAAGTAAATCTATAGATATATGTGCCTTGTAATGCAGATTCCATCGCTGATTCCGATTCATATGTAACCCGCGATGCTATAACTGAAGCATCAATAATGAACCCAATCATTACGCAAACTGCGATGCCTACGATTACGCCAATTATCGTATTTTTCTTTTTAACCTTCGCTTTCGCTATTCTTTCGGCTTCTTTTTCCTGTTCAAGCCGCTCGCGCTCAATTTTATCCTTGTTCTTGTTTAATCTCTCGTGCTTTAGCTTGCTCAGTTTTGTATTCATCTAAAAAAGGTTTTAGGACTTCTGGCGAAGTGAATGTAAAAACCCAGTCCTTATCAAATCCACAACCAAAGCATTTTTCTTCATTATTTTGGTTTAATGAACCACAAGCGCAAATCCACAACTCATCTATTTGCTTTGGTAAATTTGTAAATTTGCCCCAAAAATTAGGGCGTTTTTTATTAGCTTCTCTTTCAAGTTGTTCTGCAAATTCCACTCCCATGTGTTTCACATCAATAAGTTCTGGCAGGGGGTGAAAGTTATCTGTGCCATCATTAACCCATATTTCCCCATCATCAAAAACTACTCTCTTTATGTTGACGATGAGTGAGCGGGTTGTACTATCAGGCAGTATTATCGGCGTTTTTTCACCGAAAGAGACATTTCGCTTAATAAATAGGTCGAGATATTGAAAATCATCAACTCCCTCAATGCTTTCCTTTGCCACGTTAAAGCATTTTACACTTGTAAAAACGGCTGATATTTTCTTTGCACTAACATTTTCCAGTTTGAGTTGCAAAAGCAATCTACCAGTATTGCTGTCCGACAAGACCGCTCCGGCACGAATAAGGACGGGGCTTCCGTCCTTAAATAAATTAGGCTCTAAACTGAAAATCCTTTTGTATCTATCAGCCATATTCTGCTCCTTTAATTTATAAATCGGGCAAATCATCAAAAGAATTGCTGTCTGCGTTAGTTTCACTATGATGATTTCCGTACTTAGCCAGTAGCACTTTTTTCTTTTCGGAAAATTCGCTCTCTGTTAATATCCCTTCGTCTTTTAGCTTCGCAAGCTCTCTTATTTTTTTTGCCACAAAGTCATCGGTGGCATTTTCGGATAATTCGCCATCTTTCATTTTTGATAATAACGCAACTTGTGCATTGCTGTTCTCTACCATTTTCCTGTTGTTTGATAAAAGGTAAGACCCCAACAATACAATCAATGCCGAACCCATAAAGATTAAACCGACTGCCGCTATATTACCTTCGCGTCTCATTATCTTAAACCCTTCGCTCGGACTACTCATCCCAAAATAGCTCAGATTTCTTTCGGTCTCTTTCAATTTGTCTTTGCCAAAAATGGTGTTATATTCCAAGTTGTCGGCATTGGGAATTAACATAAACAAACCGATAAGAAAAGCGATTGCCGAAATCGCAATACCTGTATGCAATATTTTTTTACTTGGCATGAGAAACGTCCTCCTTAAATTTACGCTAATTGAAACGGCGTTATATACAGCGATTATCCGAAAGTATCATGGACGGCTCTTGCCAATCGTTCGCTCGTCCCTTCTTCGTCATACTCGATTTTGTATATTAACTCTCCGAGCATCTTTTTCAAAGTTGCTATGTTAGTCGCTAAATATCCATCCATAGTAGCTCCAGAAAGCTCATAAATTCGTCCGCTTTCTAATTGCCTAAGGAAATGTTATTAAAAACGCGAATAGATTTCATGCTTCCGACATTAAACGAGTACCAACGCAGACGTTTTTTATCGGCTGAA